CTGAGAACAGCCTTTCTAAAATCTATACCATACATTACTTTATGAAAAAGAAAATACTTATTATACACTATCTGTTTTCATTTTAGATTTTACGGACAGTATCAGATTAAAAAATTACTTGATTTATCATTGGATTGTTTTCATTATGATGAACGTTACAATGTATTTGATGAGGGTGGAATGTAATTGAAGTGGGTGGACAAATCAGTTGGAGTAAGCAAGTCCTCCCATGCCCGACATTATTCTAAGTACATTGTAGTTCACGGCAAACACCTTGATGTTGACATTCCTTGAGCCACCACCACTGGGGTAGGCAGTAGAGTTGGGGGTTAGGCTGAGTTGCAGGGTAGCGTTATCAATACGCGACATGTTGCAAGAGCCGGAAGGTTGATGTTCTTCGGGGAGCAGGGAGAACGAGTAGACATTGATACCCATGGCGGGCACGTTGGTGTGGTGCTGGAAGGGCTGCACCAAGTTGAAGTAGCGACCATCGCGGCCGGTGAACCTATCATGGCCATTGAGCTGAATCTTGGCCCAAGCGACGGGGTTGATACCGGTCAAGGGCAGTTGCTCAGAGTAGGGAGCACCAGCATCACCGCTGACACCACTTGGGCCAACATCGATGTTGTTGGGGCTGGGGTTGTAGCTGTAGCTACCGCGAGCGGCACTAGTACCACCGGCAGCACCAGCAATCAGATACTGCCAATCAGCAGACATCTGGGCGTCATCACCGTAGGCATCGGTGAAATTGAACCACTGCTTACCGTAGGGAACGGAGCCAATTGAAGCAGGGGCGCCGTTGCCATTGTTGTAATCCGTGATATTATCGAGGGGTTGCACGACCCACACAAGCTCCTTACAAGGATGGTTGAAGTTCAACTTAACCTTGTAGTTGGTGTTGGATGTGGACTCGTCGCCCGGGAATTGCAATTGTTCAATTAGGTACTCATGAGAGACCTGCGCATATTTGCGGCGCTCCTCCGTATCCAGATAGATATAATCTATCCAGATGGACGCATACGAAAGGGAGGGAACCGTGACGAGGTTTAGGTTGGTGACGGGGGCAGAGGTGGAGGTGGCGCGGCTACCGGCCCAGTACAGGTTGGAGACTTGCTCGAACTCGAGGTTGAACTTGACCTCGTGGTATTGCAGAGCAATCAGGGGGAGGGCAAGGCCGGGGTTCCTGCAGAACCAGAATTGCAGGGGAATGTAGAGGGTGTTGTAAGAGCTGTTGACAACTGACGGGGCGGAAGCGCCGGCGGTAGTCCAGGTGACGTTGGTCAGATCGGGAGTGTTACCCACCATGTTGGCGTAACCAGCGGCATGGCCGGCGGTCTGGGTAAGCTCATTCCAGATGTGTAGCCAAGCAGCCCAATGCTTATCAATCCTTTGGCCACCAATTTCGAGCTCGACGTACTTGACCAAGGCATGGCCCAGCCAGTTGAGCCAACGGAAACCATTCTGGGAGCCAGCGGCGGCGGGAATGGGAACGGACACGTTGGGGAGAGTCACACACAGATAAGTGCGGTGGATGAGATCACCATTACGGGACACGGTGCAGGTAACTTTCTTGCCAAAGTCGGCAGAGCCGTTGAAGGTCTGCTCGATGGACTCTAGGGAAAAGTTAGTGTGGCGACGATACACAATCTTGAAGAAAGTGATCTGGGGGTTACCGGTCAGGTAGATGTCTTGCGCACCATAAGCAACTAGTTGTAGAATACCTCCGCCCATTTTATAATATATGTGTAGAAAATAAATTTTTGATATAAGGATTTCATGACCGCGTTTTGGCGAGCGACCAAATCGATACAAAACCTACAACTACCATTATTCCGCCTACCGAGAAAAGAATGCTCATAATCAATGATACATAATAGAGGATTTGGTAATACATGGGCTCGATACATGTGCATTTCTTCGACTCTAGCTCGGCAATGTAAATATAAGTCACATATGTATACACGATTGCCATCGGTACAAGTACCGAATATATCGGCCCTTGAATAGCTTTATAAGTCTTGTGCCGCCTAACAAATAGATACAATAGAATCGAATCGACAACCAATGACACGGTAATGTAACCCTTGATAAAGCTGATCTTGTCGCTTTTGGCACACTCGCATGCATTGGCTTTTGCATATACAAAAAACAACGCGTAAAAATTGAAGAATATGGAGGCGATGAGAAGGATGACATTGTACTTCATTTTACATGTGGGAGATACAATACTGTGATCAACGGAAATCATAACACACGGTAACTTGGGCGCTCTCCTTTGGTGGAGAGCGAGGATAATTTCGGCACGACACAGTGGGCGCTTGTCAACAAAGACAAGCGCCCACTGTGTCGTGGGTTATGACCATATGATAAAAATTGACCATTGGTTAATAAAATTAAAGTTCAAACGCCCACGTGTATTTAAGAACAAAATAATACCAAGTGTATATGTCAATCATGAACAAATCAATTGAGCATATTGTGAGTGTTGAACTACAAGATATGTTTGATAAATTGGGTATGACATATGATGAGAAAAACTACCTTACAGAAAGCTTCGACCTGTTTCTAAAAAATGGTAATAATAGACTATCGTTTGTCGTTGATTTTGATAAAGTTTGGTCTATGTTGGGATTTACAAACAAGGGCAATGCGAAACGCATTTTGATAAAGGACTTTGTGGAAAATGTTGATTATATTACAAATGTTCCGAATACTAGCGCGGAAGGAGGACAGAATAAAATGGACATTATGCTGAACGTAGCAACATTCAAAGATTTTTGTATGAAATCCAATACCCCAAAAGCGAAATCGATTCGATCGTATTATGTCAAGGTGGAAGAATTGTTCCATGAAGCCATGGTGAAAATCGCATACTCAGCAAACGACCAACTTGAGGAAATGAAGGAAACTGTTCGAAAGGACCGTCACAATATTCTTGTCACGGCTCACTACAAAACCGGTCTCGTGTATATTATGATTATGAGGATTGGCAACATTTGGATCTACAAGATAGGAAAGACTGACAATATACAAGACCGGGTTAACAAGCTGTCATCTTACTTTGGAACACAAGTGTACGTTCTTGACGTTTTTCCATGCAAGGATAATGCAAATCTAGAGAGATTTATACATGCTAGTCCGCTGGTGGCCCCGTATAAATACACAGAGGAAATCAATGGTCATGCATCAATCGAGACGTACAACTTTGACACTTCAATGTACGAAAGAGTGCGCAAGTATATCACAAACAATCGTAGGAGTTTTGATTCAAAGTATTCTGAAGATTTAAAGTTTTCCACAATTAATAGAGTTTTGGATGTTTACGAAGATCAACCTGATGTATTGTTACATGTCCTTGATAAAATAAATGTTCTTACATTTGAACATTCTGTTCCGACACAAGAAGAGATCAATGAACAACTTCCACTTCCGGTAATAGCTGTAGATGACGGTGTATCTAGATGTAATATATACGGACCTATTGTACATGTGTATGATGGAAATGATACAACGCAGTTGCTACATGTATTTGAGGGTATCACAGAGGCAACCCGTGAGATTCCAAACTCGTCATATACACAAATCAAGTTTGCGGTCAGTCACCGACTATTATATTTGGGATATAGATGGTTTTTCACAAGCCGTACTCATCCAAATGCACGCATTGCTAACGATATTGGAGAAACGGTCAACACCAATAACAAAAAGTCAGGGCTTATTGCAATGCTTACAATAAGTAAAAGTGAAGTAGAGATGATTTTTCAACTGCAAAAACAAGCTGCTCAATATATTCATCAAATGCCAAGTGTGATATGTAATGCAATCAAGTATAATTCCCCTATTGGCGGACACTACTTTTGTTTATGGGACGATCTTGACGACAATTTGAAGAATGTGTATTTAGAGAATAATGAACTCCCATACAAGAAAAAGAACATTCGAGGTCAAAAGGTGGAACAAATAAACCCTGTCACATTCGAAGTAGTAGAAACTCATGGCTCCATAACTGAAGTTGTTAAGAAATTCAAAATGTCACCAAAGACCGTAGCAGAAGTTTCATTCGAACAGCGTATCCATAAAGGATTCATATGGCGTTGTATTTAAAAAAGTTGAAATGTCAATATAAAAAGATAGACACACATACTGAACAAAAAGGAAATGAACACTCTCCGTGTTGCTCGTGGTAGTAAGATACAGATATACAACCCCGAAGGTGAACTAATTCATACTTTTGATAGCCTTATTGATCCTACACGTGATAATGAATTCGTCCCCAATGCCTCTAGAAACATGATATTATCGGCGATAGAAAAAGGCGCCCTTTACAAGAGGTATCGTTGGGTACGTCTCGATAGACAGTTGCCCGACGATACTATACAGATCCTAACACTGACGTTAGATAGTGTGTCTTCGCAAAGGGGAGACATTGCAATGTTGAATCTTGCAAAGACTAAGATAGAAATGGTGTTCTGTGACCAAAAGGCAGCAGCCGAGGATAGGCAATTCAAGTGCATTGCTCCTATCAGCAAGGCAGTGCGCATGTCAACACAAAGTGGCGGACATTACTTCAAGTATTGGTTTGATTGTGACCAGTCCATGAAGGAAGAATACATTGCAAGGGGAGGAATCATGCCGGATAAGCGTGTGCGATCGAATGCAATCAAGATTCAAAAGCTGGACCCAGTGTCAAATAATGTAGTGGCTACGTATTCTTCTATTGAGGAAGTTATCAAAGAGTTCCGTGTCACTCGTACTTCGTTAAAGTCGGCAGCTGAAAACGGACAGATTGTTGGCGGGTTTCATTGGAAGATCGTCGAGTAAAAAATGACAGTACTTTAAGACTAGGAAAGGTTCATAGTCATGGATAACACAGTTCGAACTAAGAGATCAGGTTTAATCGCAATGTTGGATTCAACAAATACGCAAGTTACCAATATTTTCAAACTTCAGAAGGATGCAGCGGCCCATGTAACCCAAAGGCTGGTTTTCATCACCAATTCCATCAAGAAAGGAACACCGGTTGGATCAAACTACTTTGCAATGTGGGATGACCTCGCAGATGATATCAAAAACACATTTGTTGGAGAAGTGCCAAATACAAAGCCTAAATCACGTGGTCGCAGTGTACAACAACTTGACCCTAATACAAGGGAAATAATCGAAACGCATCCGTCTATTGCCGAGGTTGTTGCAAAGTTCAAAATGTCTCCACAAACTGTTCGAGACGTGGCTGCCAAGGACACATTGTACAAGGGGTTTTATTGGAAGATGGTCTAAATATACATTCTTATTTCTTTTTCATTTTGTTTTCAATATAAAGAGAACAAACTACTATGGAGTAACAAATACAAATGACAACATCCACGCGTAGTGTCTACACGAATCCCAACATCGAGTTCGAGTGTGATGGACTATATCGGATACAATTGAAGCCAATTTGAAGTATTTATCATCCGGATTGAATCTTACAAATGTGCACTTTAATTGTTTTGTTATAATGGCTTCGCGTTCTTTTTCAATTTCCTGTTCATACTGCTTGTGGTTGTTTTCATCACATTCAATCACAATATTCTTTTCAACAATGTAAAGATCTACACGATACTTTAGCACTTTATATTGTTTGTGTACTGTGTATAAAGGTGAAAATATATCATATACAAATCCAAGTGTTTCAGTTTCTTTAGGAAGGTACCTTTTAATATAATCCAATTTAATATTTGGTGTATCTATTTTTTGTCTTCCACGGATAGCTTTTTGGGTAAGAAGTTGATTAAAGCATTCATTTGTAATATGAATCGTGTATTTATTGCTTCCACCGTGTTTTTTCTCACTTGTACAAACAACACAAAAGTCTATGTTCTCTGTAAACCCATTGTTGTGAATTTGTCGAATAACACAATCCCTTCGAGTTTTGGTAATAGCTACAATGTCTTCAATATTTTTTACAAATATTGAACTATCCATCAATGCTACAAAACATGATTCAAGTTTTAAATGAATGTTTCAATCAACTTTGTTTAAATTGCATGACACACAACTTGTATGTATTATACTCACTAGAATGTATTAGACAGTAAAGTCAATCAATATCATGGTATCTGGATCATTATCATAAAACATTGGAAGTTTTGCAAGAATATGTGTTGTTCCTTGGGAAAGGTCTTTGTAGTTTTTACATTTTAAAGCGATGGGATGAACTGCCAGTTGACTTCTTCACAAATCTTACGCCATATCTTGTCTTGCTCGGCCAACTTGTTCCTACTTTTCAGCAGTTGGAAGAAAACAAGATACTCGTCTTTATCGAGGAGTTGTAGGAACTTGTGCAAGACATAAGAATACGATAAAAAGTTTTTCCTGTTCGGCGGGGAGTGCTTCAAAAATGGCGTCTGTATCTGCTTAAACATGGTTCGTAATTTCTCCTCAAGCTCAACAGAAAAGTTAGGCATAGGTAGTCCATTCAATCGGTTGATTATATGGGGAATGTGCTCGTAATATTTGTGGACTTTTATTTGTTTCAAGATTCGTTTGACCTTGTTATAGCTCAGATCCGCCATATTTGTTATCCGTTGTTTCTTTATTTCCATCAAAATCTTGTCATAAATCTCCTCTGGGATGTCAGTCGTCTCTTTTCCTTGTATCTGATTAAGCCATTCGTTCAGATGATTTATACGTTTATAGGAAAAATACGTGATTTCTTTGGGGGGATCTTTGTAAGAAGGTTTGTCGTGGTCTACGATCATATACTCCATGGTGTGACACACGTTACAAAAAATGAACCCATCGTTTAGCATGGTCGTGATGTTGGTCGAGTTGCAACACTTGCACGTCTCTTCCAAATCCTTAATTTTTTCATTGATATAGTCGTTATTGATCACAGACATGTAGTTCTCAAGGAGTGACCCACGCGATTTATCCGCAACTACAGGAGTTGCGTGAGCAGCGACCGTCTTCTTCTGCGAACACGTGAAAAAACGCAAGATGGAATCGCTCTTGGTATAGGCTTCACTATCCACTGTATGATTTACATTGCCCTTTTCAACAAGATCGTAGTATTTGAAGAGGATACCCGAGGTGTTGACGAAATAACTAACCTCGTCCATTTCCAATTGTTTCACTTTTAATGTGTCTTGTGTGGAAAGTCGTGAGTCAATGCAGTCCAATTGTGTCTGAAGTTCACTATCTGATACACCTTCCACCTTTTTTCTTTCTATTTCATCAATCTCTCTTGTAAGTTGGACGAGAGTTGACTCTAACGTGGCAATGTCGGCAGCACATGCCTTGATCTTGATCAGATGGTTGTTATGGCAAATATCTAGCGTTTTTTTCATGACACATATATGTTACGCTGGCCCTTTTATTCCCTTATATGCACGAATTGATGTGTGTGCGTACAATGACACATTTACTTACTATTGTTGGTTTATAAATGGTCAATTACAATCTTACTCATTTGGTTCAACCACAACATCAAAGGGTTCTTGGACCTATTCAAGACGACGAAGCTCTATTCTTGTATTCAATTGTCAAGGGTATGCGCCTCAAGAGAGTACTCGAAATTGGCGGTTTGAGTGGATATTCGGCCATGAATTTCATAGCCAGCATGGATCAAGTAGATGGTACCATGTATACTGTCGATATTATAATTGTGCCTACACTTGCAGCAAACCACAAAGTAATTACTAAAAATGCCCTCGAACTCACCGCCGCTGATGTGGATGATAAGCCACTCGATCTAGTATTTTTCGACTGTCACGACATGGTTCAAATGGATATTTACCACAGCTTTGTCAAACAAAATATTATCACTGAAAAGACAATTTTAGCTCTTCACGATACAAACCTCCACTATAGCCCGTATCAAGTATGGGGACCGTACAGTCAAGGACAAGATATTATGGGACACCCGTAAAATCAACTAAGTTGAATCAACAGTATTGTTGCCCATATGCCCTCTCTTTTGTATCTCTGATAC